TCATTAGCATTATCACTGACTACATCAAGAGTAGCTTGAGCTGTTTGCCAAGGATAGTTGTTTCCTGTTTCCCAAATAGTTTCAAAAGAACCTGAACCAATACTAGAATTGTATCCAAATTTATTAACCATAGAGTAACCAGGAACTTTACCCTGTTGAACTGCTAAATAAAATGGAATGTCATCAACTGTACTTCCACCTGTTATTGGATTAACATTATTACAATTCATTAACAGTTTCCTCCCATACTAAACCAAGTATAACGTTCTGTTTCTTGTTTTAATTCATTTAAGAAAGTAGAATTTAATTGTTCAACAATCGTAGTGATAGATCTATTAATTTGCTTTTGGTTAGAAAAGTCATATTGATTTTTTGGTTCTGGTATTCTTATGTTAATCTTTGCCATTATCTTCTCCCATCAGGTTGTATGTCTAATCTTAAAGTTCCAAATCTCCATGTTTCACTAACACCATCATTTTCTATTTTAATATTACAGAATCTTCCTCTTGCACGAGTATCCTTCTTTTGTGTAGTTGATGTTATCGTAAATGGACTTAAACTTGTAGTGGTGTCTGAATCTTGAGGATATCTTTTAACGGCCAAAGTTACTTTGGCATTATTTTCTAATGTTTTAAAATCAGGCACGAATCTTCTCATTGCAAGAAATACTTCACCTGCAGTTCCTTGTACGTTTAAATCAAAGTCATAAGATTTTATGAAAGAAGTAACTACCGTAGTAGATCCATCTGGATTAACTTGATCTGTTCCTACTTCATGTTCAAATAATATAGTTTGACCTAATCCATCTTCACCAACTACTACAGGAAAGGATCCTGTTTCTGTTGAATCATATTTAGTTGCAAAAGGTTTTGGATAAACAATACCATCAATCCAAGAAGTTCTGGCCTCACTACCAGTATACCAAACTTGTTCTCCATAATTGTAGATTACGTATCTATCATTAAAGTTTGCATTGTTAGATGGATAGTACCAAATAATTTCCGTATATAAATTATTTAATCCTGCATAAACTTGTTGTCCTTTTGTAGTATTAAAATCATCGTAAACAAAATCTTCAACGCTACAAGGCATTGATTTAACCGTACCATCATACATAAAGAATCCATTGTTTGATATCCAGAATGCAGCACCATCTATTTCAACAACGGCATTCTTACCAATCAAACCACAGTTTGTACCTACTTGTTCAAAACCAAATGTAAAAGGAGCACCAATGTACTTCATTGTATATAATGCATTGTCAGTCCAAACTAGAATTGTTTCTTTTGCTTTCAAAGCTCCTATGATCTTTGTTCCATCTTGTAATCTAAAGTCACCCGCTGCGTTGATCGCAGTTGGTACGTAATCATTTATATCTTCTTGATCAGAGAATCTAATGAACATATCATCTTGTGTTGAAGCTGTACCAATGGTTGTTTCCGTTCCAAAATGAACCAAGTGTCTTGTTGTTGGTGATACTAAAGTTAATCTTGAAGCTGTTGGATTATTAGTTGTTTCAAATCCAGAAGTCGTAGTAGATGCTCTTGTTGTAAATTTTGATGCAGCACCTGAATTCCAAGTAAATGTTTTACCATTTGCAATCGTTGCAATTAATACTTGACCAAAGTTATCTAATGACCAGAGCCCTGGTTCAAGGACCACGTCTTGTGCTGAAGAAGCATCTCCCCATCCACCTGCACCCCAAGTATCTGTTCCCCAACCATAACCATAAGATTGTTCTGCTGGACCTACGTTTTCATAAGGATTAACATCTATGCTTCCACCTGTTGAAACAGTTCCTGTTGCAGCTGTACTTTGAGTTATTGTAAATACAGTAGTTGAATTTATTCCTGTGACTTGAAATAATTTATTTTCAAAGTCAGCATCTACATAACCTGTACCACCAGGTAAAGTTACATTGTCTAATAATACTATGTCACCTGCTATTAAACCGTGAGGAGTTCCAGTAGTAATTTCACAAACAGCAGAAGTATCTGTTGTTGCAATGGTTGCAGAAGTTAAAGCAGCTCTTACTGGAGTAATGTCATAAAGTTGACCTTCAAAATAAATAAGTAAGAATTTATCCGTACCTATGCCAACATATCTATTTCCTTCTAGATCTACGAATGCATGAAGTTTTCTTGATACACCAACAATGGTGTCAGTAACAAGTGAAGCCCAACCATTTACTTTTTCTGGTAGGCCATATCTAAATCTGACGTTATCAGAATCTACCCAACGTTGTTCGGCTCCAACAGCCGTATTTTGTTTGTCTATGCCTGGTAAGAATTTATATTCTACGAGAGCCATTTGTTAGCTCCTATATGTTATCTTTGTATATCCAGCCTCTTGTTGCATTAACATATACTAAAGTGAATGCTACGGAGTTAGTTGAAACTGTCAAGTTAGATGCAGCACCTAAAAGGTTTGAACCATTTCTATCAATGGTTAAATTGTTAGATGCCAAGTTATTTCCACTATCAATGATAGTAACTTCATTACCTATTGCTGGTGAAGAAGGTAAGGTAATCGTAACTGGAGCACCTATTCCACCTCCTGAAGTATCTACTAAAACTTGATCTCCATTAACTGCCGTGTAGTTAGCAGAAGGAGTGTAATAACCTTTCTTTTGTATACCTAAACTTATGTTAGTTCCATCTGAATATAATAAACTAGTTGAACCTACTGGTAATGCGATTCCAGTTCCTGAAACCGTTTTTACTGTTAATGTGTAATTAGATGATGATCTTGCTGTTGCATCTTCTACTACGAATACTCTTTCAGCAGAATCTGGCATTGTAACGACTCTATTACCAGTTAAAGTTCCAGTAAGTTTCATGTAGAAATTCTTACCATTTGAAACCGCACCATTAGATAAAGCCAATGCTACGTCAGATGGTCCAACGGCAATCGCAATGTATCCTGATACTGCTTGTTCTAATTGTTGTAAATTTGTGTTTGTTATTGTACCCCAGGTTCCAGACTTTTCACCTGTTGTCATTAATTCTAATTTTAAGTCACTTGAATATGTACTAGCCATTTATTCTCCTATGGATTATCTGGATCTATTGGTATCCAAATTTGTGATGCCCCTGGAGGTATCAAATTCCAAGTTATAACAGAAACATCCCTAGTTGCAAGGGCTAATTCTTCCCCTGTAACAATGACGGTTTGACCTATTTTAACTACTACATTTCCAGTTGCTAAATCAACTCTTTGTCCAGTTGGTAATACTAAAGACTTACCTTGAATAACTACGTTACCAATGGCAAAATTCATCCTTACGCCATTGACTGTAACTGCTACGCTTACTCCGCCTGGTGACGCAAAAGGTGATGCTGAAAAACTAGTTGCTCCAAAAAACATATTAACTTCCTAATGAGGTTTGTATTTCCGTCCAAATTTGACTTACTCCTGGAACAACACCATCCCATTTCTTGACGTTAACACTTCCGTCAGCAATAGTAAATCCTTCTCCAGTAACTAAAGCTCTTGCATTAGCTTTAACTGTAACTGTTCCAGTTGATAAATTTTGTCTGTTAGTTGTAACGATGACAGTAGCATTTGCTTTAGTTGTTACATTACCTACTACGATATCTACTTTATTACCTGTTATTAAAACATTTGCTTTTGCAACTACTGTTACATCTCCAGTGTCTGCATTAACTCTTGAACCTGTTGGTAATACATTTGCTGCAGCTGTAGTAGTTACTGTTCCCGTTCCTAGTTCAAAGCCATTACCTGTGACTGAATATTTAAAGGCAAAGGTTACTACTCCAGAATCTATTTCTAATTGTGATCCAGTAGCATCTATGTTTGCATCTCCAGATAAAGTTACTGCGCCAGTTTCTAAATCAACTCTATTACCTGTTACTCCAACTACGTCAGCTACATTAACTGCACCTGTTGCTAGTTCAAATAAACTACCTGTAACTGAAGTTGTGGCATTGGCATTGACTACAACGGTTCCTGTTGCAAGGGCTGTGGCTATTCCAGATACACCAATGACATCTGCAACTTGTAAATTACCTATTGCAACATTTAATCTATTACCTGTAACTGGGACGTTTGCCTTACCAATGAATGACAAGGTTCCTGTATTTACATTGAGTCTGTTACCTGTTGCTATGACTAATGCATTAGGATTGAATCCTGGATCTGCAAAGGGTGCTGAAGCAAAGGAAGTTCCGCCAAAAAACATAATATAATCCTTATAAAGGAGACAGTGAGGTATGTGGTGGAGTCACTGTCCCCATTATAAGGTTATATCAGCGTTTGAACCAAGATGGAAGTCCTAAATGTGGCCGCTTATCAAATTTGTTAAGTTCGGCTTCTTTAGATACTTTATTGTAATGCAAGAAAACTTGCGCACAATCTTCTCCATCAAATGCTTCTCGCCAATGCTCTAATTCCATTCCTTTATAAATTAACATGTCGCCAGGGTTTAAATCTACTTTAACTCCTTTGGCATTACTTGCCGCGGTTATTCCTTTTTTATCATCTGGAATACCAACGTTTTCTTTTGGACTTAAATATATTGGCCACGGATCACCACCCAAGTTTAGAGTGGTAGATATCTCACAACTAAATCTATCTTTGTGTCTTTTTAAAACATCTCCT